TCAGGGCAGATCAGTGCCCAGTCCTCGTCGCTGATAGTGGCTCTTTCTATGCTCATTTGATAACCTGAAATAGGTGCTTTATATCAAAAAATCACACCGCCCGCAAAACGTCAACGGAGCCTAGAGTGGCATTCCACTCTGATAACTTTCCAGCTGCAATTTTGGTTGCAATATCTTTCTGTTCTTCAGCGGTGAAGAAGGCCTGGTAATACTTATCCGTCATTGCCGTTAGATTGCTTAATCCCCCTGCGGCGGTAGCCATTCCAGCGGCTGCGGCCAGTGCTGCATCGGCAGTATCGCCGATATGCAATCCAAGCGAGCGGAAAATGGGTATGGCTTGCTGCTGGATTGCAATCAGATTGTCAATCTGGGCAATGATGCCGTCAGCATCTTTGCTGAAATCAATCAGCCCCTGCATGGTGGAGCTGAAGCCAGTAGCAATGATTTTTAACCGCTCTTTGAATATCCCGGCGAAATCCGTGCCGGTATGCTCATACCCAGCTAACACCCCCTTGACCCGATCCACCTCAGAGGAGGGCATGAATTTGGCAATGGCATTATCAACCTGCGCCATCTTGTCAGTGAGCGTGGCAAGCTGGGAATCCACCTCGGTGCCAAGATCATGCGTACCATGCGCTGCAAATCCGAATGTGCCAAAGACAGATGTTTTAACTGACTGCTGCTGATACCAGTGATCGAGCTGGTCAGCCCGCTGTTGGCTGCTGACGAACTTTGCTCGGGGACTGTTGTCATTGCTGAACAGGCTTCCTGCCAGCCCGCCCAGGATAGACCCGGCAGCCGCGCCAATGGGGCCTGCAATCGCCATGCCGATAGTTGACCCGATTGCCCCACCTGTGGAGCCGCCCGCGCCAAACAAGTTCCCGACCAATGCGCCACCTAGCCCAGCTACTCCATATGACATATTGGAGTATGATCCAGCACCAGAAAATATGCCGCCAAGCCCGCCCATGGAGCTGGCAGCGCCGGAAATGCTGGAGCCGATGGAATTCCCGGAAATCAAGGATGACAAGCTTGCCAAGCTTCCAGTGCCGGGCGTCGAAGCACCTGCCATGCCTGGCATGATGGCCCCCATGATGCCGCCAGCAACGGCCTGGATGATGGGTTTCAGTATCATGTTATTGAAGGTCTGCTTCAGCCAGTCAGCCAGACCCTTGAAGGACTTGAACCCGGAATTTGCAGCATCCATCAGCGCATTGCTCAGCCCTTCCTTCATGTCCTTGTAGACGCTGATCTGTTTTTCACTGGCTGCGGCCTGCGCTGCAAACTGATCGCCTACGCCAGAAAGAGAGATTTCCCAGGCTTTGTACTGCTCATCGGTAAGAGTGGCTTGCCTGAGCTGCTTCTCCAGCTCTATCGTGACCTTTTCCTGTTCGTTTTTGACAAATTTTGACAGCAGGTCAGCTTGCTGGGCTTGGCTCAAATTCTGCTTTTCGAGTTCGGTACTGTACTTTTCTGCCGCATTCTGGCGTTGTCCGTCCAGGTCGCTTTGGAGTTTTTGCAGCTCGGCGGTGTAGTTGGCCTGTTGCTCGGTCTCCATCACGGAATCCGCCAGTGTGCGGTTTCCGGCAACGACGATCTGGTTGTATTGCAGTGCCTCCAGCTCACGGCGGCGATAGGCTTCACCAGTTAGCTCAACCTCTGCGGTATGGTCTTTAGCGGTTTTGACCAGCGCACCGGCAGCAATCCCCATCTTGGTATCAATCAGATTGCCCACATCACTGACTGTGGCGCGAGTCTGTTCAAACTGGCCGTTATAGTCCACGACAACATTTTTTGCGGCTGCCAGTGCGGGGACTGTTGCAGTAACGGAATCAGTCGTTTTTGCAGCCAGTACAGACATATCCCGGAAAGAGGGGATGGAAGCACCGAGCTGATTGGCAAGCTGGTTGGCAATGCCTGCCCGTTCCGTCATTTCCTGTACTTTTGCCGCAGGGCGCTCGTAATAGCGGGATATGATTGCTGCCGCTTCAGCCGCAGTGCTGGTTGCCTCCAGCTTACTTCCCGCACCTTTCTCTGTTCCCTTGGTCAGCTCGTGTACGACAAATGCCAGTTGCTGATCCAGAGATGACCCTTGGATGCTGCGCCCGGTAAACTGCTGGAAATTGGCCTGTCGGTCTTCGTGCCACTGGGCAATGCCGTAAGCATGGCCTGAGTCACCCACAGCCCCTGCATTGAAAGTGCTTTCCTTCTTCAAGTTGGCCGCTACACCAATCGCCTGATTTTTAGATAGTCCCAGCTCTTGCAGCTTGGAGACGACATAAGCAGCAGTCTTGCCGACATCTCCTGTCAGCTTGGTAACTGATCCGCTGCCCGCTGCCATGGCTGACCCAATGGACGCTGCTGTACTTTGTGCAGCAGCGCCAACGGCCTCAATGGCATCCTTGTATTTTTGCTGTGCGGAAATGGCACTGTCAGCCATACCCTGAGCGACATCAAAGCTCGCCTGTGTGCCGGTCAGGCCGATGTTATCCAGCTCAGCCATGTACTGATCTACCAGGCCGCCGGTTTGCGCCAGGGCTTCCTGTTGCAGCTTTTTGCGCTCTTGCAGCAGGGCGTTGTATTGGGATGCCCCCGCCCTTGCGCGGGCTTCGGCATCAGTCAGGCCGCTCAGGCGGTCGGTGTAATACTCTGCGGCCTGCTTGCCCAGCTCCAGTTCTATACCCGTGGCAAATGAGAACTCGGTTACTAGAAAATTTATAACTTATTGATTTTTCAATAATGGTTAAAAATACTGAAACCGAAGAGTCAATTGCCGTGGGTATATTCGCTGCTTTTGCAGGGTTTCGATGGCAGACTTAAGTGCATCGCCGTGGCTGTGGATGGCCTGCGCAGCTTTGGCAGCGGCCGGGGCTGTCCCTGTCAGGGTCTTGTTTACAGCATCTTGGTTGACGTAGAACTTTTTAGCAGCATCGGCAGTATCATCAATAGGCTTTCCGAGGTCTGCGTACACCGCCATATCATGCTTAATAGCGGCAGAGGTATCGGCAACGATCGCATTATTGTCTTTGGCATTACCATTTACCAGCTCAGCTCCCCACTGCCAGATAGCATTACCCGCTTGGCGGAAGGGATTGTCAGCATGGGCTGCACTGTCCGCTTTGATCTTTGCCAGATAGTCCAGTTGGGCTTGTGCTTCAATCTTGCGCTGGTTGGTCAGCTCAATGGTCTGGGCGATCTCATCCCGGATGGCATTTTGCCGCTCTTTACTGGCTGCCCGGTATTCCTCTGAGATTTTATTGACGCGCTGTAAGGATTCGCTAAACGAGTACTCTTCCCCATCGGCCAACTCGATGGAGTGGCGGGCTTCGTCATGCGCAGACTTCAGGTAGTACAGACCAGCGCCAACAGCTACTAACAATCCAGGTATACCACCCAGCGCTGCTAGCAGACCACGCCCGGCAATGGCAAAGTTGCCCGATGCTGTTGCCTGCGCCGCCATAGCTGCCGTAGCCTCCGCTGTGGCGGCTGCCAGTGCTTGCTGCGCGGGTATCAGGGTTCGCTCGGTGATAGAAAGGCGGGCAATGCCGGTAGCCGCAGCGACCGCAGCCTCAGCCTCAGCAAGTGCTGCTGCTGCAACAGCAGCTTTTACATTGGCAATCTCAATAGCCAATGCAATGGATTCGCCCTCAGCCGCCGATAGAGCCATATTGGCGCTTACAGATGCTATTGCTGATGCTGCATAACTTGATAGTGCTCCAGCGGCCTTGCTGGCAGCGATGACAACCCCGACCCCAAATGCGTTCGTGATGATGTCAGCATTTGATGATAGCGCTCCGCTAACGGATGTGAGTGCAGATGTGATTGGGCCTGAAAATGCATTGAGTAAACGCGCCCCAACCATTTCCGCTGACTGCCCCATACCTTTCAGGGTCATGTCAATCTGCTGGAGATTGTTACTGGCATCCGTCAGGATGACATTTTGCTTGTCATCAATAATGAGGCCGGTTGAATGTGCCCGTGCAGACAGCTCTTTTAAAGCTTGTGCGTTGTTGTCCAACAGGGGGAGGAGCTTGGTGGCGTCATTCCCCAGGGACTCCAGCAGGTAGCTCTTCTCCCCTCGGCTCATGTCCTTGATTTTAGACATTGCCTCAGAGATTTTGAGTAACTGCTGATCCGGGGAGAGGGCGATCAGGTCATTGACATCCAGTTTTAGGCGCTTGAAAACATCCCCCGCCTCGCCACCGCCAGTTGACGCAAACTCGCCGATTTTTTCCTGCATATCTTTGAAGACATCGCTAACTTCAACACCATATTTCTTGCCTGCCAGACCCCATACTTGCATGGCATCACGGGATACACCCAGGTAAGCAACGGTATTATTAAGCTCCTGATTGTAATCAATGAGCTTGCGCGTGCCTTCAGCCCAGGCATCGACAGTGAAAGCAGCCGCAACGCCGCTGATGATTTCTGTCAGGCCCTCAAAGGCTTCCTTGCTTTCCTCAGCACTACCCTTGAGCTTTTTCCCGCTTTCCTCGCCAGCTCCGCCGACATCCCCCAGCTTTTTGTTGATCTCTTCCAGTGCGGATTTGACATTACCGGTATCAGCAATCAGCTTGAGGATAATTTTCATGTCGGACATATCAGAACTCCATCAGGGTTTGGCGCATCTCAATGACCAGGCCATTTGTTCCCCCATTCAGATCGCGCTGACCGGTATCGCTGAGGTGTCGCAGGCCAACAGACAGATCAGCCGTCCCATAGTGACGGGTCAGAAGTATTTCATCTGTGGCCATGTTATGACGCGCGTCGATGGGCTGCGCGTCTACGGTGAGGCTACCGCCCGCCTGTAAGGACAGGCCAGCGCACCCCCCTAACAGGGCAGGCAGTAATAAGAGGAGTAATCGGTTTTTGTGTGGCATCAGTCATCTCTCCAGACATCCAGTACCCCGGCGGCAATTAAGCGGATTTGCGGCCATAGTTCCCGCGCATGACGGTGGCGGCCGGAAACATCCAGCCACTGGAATACAGCTTGTGCGTTCAGGCGGAACGGCTTCCCGCCCATTGGTGGGTAGTCCCAGCAGTCGCTGATCTCCAGGAAGCACCTGAGGGCTTCCCAGTTTTCAGGCCAGACCTCAAAAGTAGCTGGCGGCTGGTTTTTCGCGGCATCAATTGCCGCTGTGCTAACCCCGAAAAAAGCAGCATCAGCGGCAACGTCATCCTCTATGCTGCTGCCGCTGGCTCCAAGTCCTGCCCAGAACTGTCCAGCGGCGCGGAGTTTTTTACCTGTTCCTCCTCCACGGTGCGGCCTTCAGCAAGGCGAGCTAGCGATTCGGCCAGGGGCACAGTGTACTCTGCCCATCTGAACATCTCGTCCAGTACTGCTGGTGTGTAGTCCACCGGCGCATCATCGGCATCCAGCAGGCCCTCAATATGGCTGAGGCTGCCCCGAATGCGGGCCTTTCCGTCGTCTTCAATGGCAGAGATGGCCAAATCAAAGGCAGCCATGCCATCATCAGTATCGTCCTGGAAGGCACCCTGCGCAGCTTGCAGGGATTTCAGGTTTTCCATGCGAGCTTTCAACAGGGCTTTGCGATCTTTGCTGTCTGGGCGTTTCCAGACAGCAACAAAGCGGGTGATTTCAGCACCAGCCGTATCCATCACTTTTACGGTATCGCGGATCAGCGGTGTTGTGGCTTTCAAAAACATGCGATTACTCCGTGGTAATTGTCAGATTGCTGGTTTGACGCAGTGTCATTTCAATTCCCAGCTCCGAGCCGATCTCAATTTCTTTGTAGTCCAGTAATTGCACGGTAGGGAAGCTGAGCGTCATATTGCGGGATGAGCCGATGTGGACAAGTTTCAGGACGAGTGGATATTCATTCCCGACATAAGCATCCGGGTTGAAATCCGTTTCAATGATTGGATACTTGCAGGTTACAGTGATGTCGTTATCCAGTACCGCCTTCGGCATGGCACGCGCGCCACAGATGGAACTTGTCCAGTCAGCATTCATGCGCCACAGGTTTTTATTGGACATCTTGGTCATGCAAAGTACAGCAGTACCCAGCGTGGCCGTTGCCACTGTATCGGATGACTGAGCCTCGGCCAGATTAGTCAATTGCGTTTGTGCGGCGGCTGCCATGGCGGCAATGCTGGCAATGGCAACATGAGAGCCGACCATATCAACACTGAAGCGGGGGATTTTCCCGATTTCCCAGTCAAGCCCGATGGAGCCACGCATACCCGCAGATCTTCGGTTCAGATGTGTCCCAGCCCCGCGTTTGCGGCGGAAGCTGCATGACCCACTCTTGGACGTGGATTCATCATCCAGCTCGGTGTATTGCAAATTGGCTGGATAAGCAGGTGGGCCAACGACTGCGGCAGTATAAGCAGCCGGTTTTGCACCGCACGCCTCAAACAGTGGCGCGACAGGCATCAGGCCAACTGTGGCTGATGTCGGCGGTACGGCAGGCCAGGTAAGCGGCACCTTGAAAGCGTATTTCGAGTATACCCGTGGCAAATGAGAACTCGGTTACTAGAAAATTTATAACTTATTGATTTTTCAATAATGGTTAAAAATACTGAAACCGAAGAGTCAATTGCCGTGGGTATACTTTGCCCCGATCATCTTCTTCTGCACGAGGCCGACATCTGATCCCCATGTGTCGATGGAGTCCATATCAGCGACAACTGGTGTTACGGCGAAATCCTCAGTAACGAGAAAAGTTGTCGCTGACGGGGCAACGTATGTGCCTTCTGTCGCTTCCAATCCAAAAAAGAAACCCTGATGCTTGACAAGTATACTTTCAGCCATTGTTCACCATTCCTCGGCGGATGTCGCCGATGTCCTGTTTAATTGATTCAAGGTCCGAGGCCATTCCGACGTATTTCCGGCCTAGCGACAAGTAAAATCCATACAGTTCCTGTACAGCTTCGTATCCGGGGAATTCGGGGCTTCTGGTCTCTGCCGCTGTTGTCATATCAGCGGCGATGATTGCGTCAGCCACGGCCTCAGTCGCAGGCATATCGGCCATGCCCTCTGTTGTGGTTAGCGGTGGATTATCGGTAGTTTGCTTTGCCATGATTGATCCTCACAGGCAGGGGTTGTATTGGGTAATTTGTAATCGGCTAGTTTCAAACACCATATCGTATTGCCAAACGCCATCAGTTTCTGCCACGAATTGATCTGATACGGCCTCAAGCATCATCCAGCCGTCGGGACGCCATCCCTGTAGGGCAGCCAGAATGGAATCCAGCAGGTCATATGCACCAGCATGAGTCCCGAGATTGCGCACCAGCAATGTAATAATGATGCGCGTAGTGCGAGTCTGCACACCGTTAATGGCCGGGGTATAACTGGATGACGGAATGACAACCAGGGCAGCGGCATCAGGGTCTATTAAGCTATACTCTGAGGGGCGGTCAGGATATGGCTCAATGGTAATATTCAGCCCGGTATCCTTGAGCTTGCCTATTACCAGCCACTCAAGATCGAGCAACATACTCATGCGTCATCCACCGCATCCGCCATGCGACTCCAGACCGCAGGTGCTGACACTATGACGGCAATGTTGTCAGTACTGGTGGGTGGCGGGGTTGCCCTAGCCTGTCGAAATTGGCCTGAATACTCACGGATCAGTTGACCCGGTTTTTGGCTTGGGTGGATGGAAAAATTCCTGTCGTTTTTTGCGGATGGTGTACGGAATATTCGCTTGT